TTCTGCAACCATGCCTGAGTACCACCTCTAACTAGTCAAGTTCGAAACTCTTGGTGAGAATCTCTTCCTTGCACGACACTGTTTTGCCCGTCGGCAAACTCTGAAACTGTGGTGGGTTTCTGTTTCCAAGTACCCACCGAACTCAGTACGATTAAGCTGCGAGAGCGTAATCTACAGGTGCAAAATCATCGTTTGCGTTTAGTTTTTTTAACCGATACGAGGTAAACCGATAGTTCTCCACTTTTCTATTCAACGTCAGTCGATCCTATTTCACCCCCCTAAAAAAAGATTAGGTAAACTATACCACCTATGAGTATTACGTCTGCACATACACTCCATGCAATATAAGCTCTCAACATCCACTTACTAACTGTTTGTACTAGAGGGTTCTTCATCTTGACCCTCCATTCCTAATATATTCATAATCATCATAATCTCCTTTTAGCGAGGTACTCGTCTGGTCGCCACACCAGATAAATCCTAAAATGTCTTACCATTCATGTGTCATTGACCTATGAAGGCGTTGTACTGGACGAGTATTTGGTGGAGGTGTTGGGTATCGCACCCAAGTCCTGTCCATCTTTCAATCCGTCTCAACGAACTATACTTTATTTATACACGATTCGTTTGCGTTTGTCAAGTGTTATTCTACGATGTTCTTTTTTATTTCTCTCATCACTATCTTGTTTAGATTAGATTTATCAAATCTATCATATCTAGTACAAAGTGATTCTTGAGATGCCCAAGTGCTAGAAGTCCCACATACACGTTGTATATTGTGAAGTTCATCAGTCATTGTAAACTGAACAAACTCAATATCATTCTCTGTGTCAAAATGAATATATGCAAGATATTCACCTTTTTCAAATTCTATTTTGTCTGACTCTGGCCACAATATAATCTCAAAGTTAACAGATCGAAACCATTTAGAAATATTAAAACTACCAGGCGTTACCCTACCATATTTCATGTGAGGGCTATTAGAAAAATATGGTGAACTCAAAGTAATGTTCACATCTTCCTCAGAGAAAAAAATATATTTGTAATGTGGTGTGAAATTAATACAATTATTGAATGATGGTGTGCGAGTGGTTATATCAAGATAGTGTTTACTATCTGGAATTACATCTTGATTTTTTCGAACATATTTTGTATCAAAAGGAAATGTTATCGGTAATATTCTTTTTACTAGATTAGTAAATGATGGACACAAGAATACATTATCACCTCTTGGTATATCTCTGTTTACATCATTTTGTAAAACATTAAATAATGTCTGTGGTTGTTCATATAGTATTGTCCAATCTGTATCACCTACAAAAACTGGAGCCCAGTAAATCTTTGTTTTCAATTTCATACTTTAATACTAAAACTCGTCCCACATCCACATGAAGAGTGTGCGTTAGGGTTACTTACTGTCAAGTAAGAACCACCAAATTCTTTTATGTAGTCCACAGTGCAACCAAGTACGAACATCTCTGCCATCTTATCTAACACTAGTATATCATCTATTAAAGTTCCCTTATCAGTTGTGTTTGTGGTTTCCCACTTGTATTCGAAACCAGCACAACCACCACCCTTAACAGATAATTTTGCATAGTTATCTTCTGACTTGGATACCATGTCAGTTAGATAGTCCTTTGCATTTTCTGTTAGTGTTATCATGACTCTTTATTTATTATATTTCCGTCTAGTATCTCTTGCACTATATCACCTTTGACACAATATGCTTTTTCTGGTCTGAGTCTACCTTGAAAGTTCTCAAATGCAGCCCACATATACTTGTCTGGATTTGCGTTGAGTCTGTCCAGACATTGTTGTTGTGTTTCATTCTCTTGATGGAAGATAAACAAATCAGTGCCAAACTCTGGAGTAGTTGTGACCATAGTTATAATTAAATAATATTTACTAAGACTAACCATTTTATTTCCTAAGTTATTTCGTGATAATATTGTAACCAACCATTCATCATATACTTGCTACCTTTAAGTGGTGGATTACCTCTATGTGTATGTGTGAAAAATGCTGGACAGAAAACTAATCTTCCCATCTTAGGTTCAATACGTCTACTCTGATATAAAAATTCTGTTTCACCACCTTCTTCCACATCATTTAAGTATAACATGACAAGCATCACTCTAGTTGATGATTTGATATCTGCATGCTCACAATGCCAAACATGATACCCCTCAGATGGTAATGTCTTTTGAATTTTCACATCTGGATTAAGTTGGTGTCTTCCTAAAATTTTTGTAACACCATATTTTTTTGTGTACAAATCGTAACATTCCCACAATTTAATATTAAAAGTTTCCAAAAATGTAAAATTAGCCATCATTGTTTGTGTGTCACCCTGTAAACCCCTCATGACAAAATACATATTGTTATCTGCGTCCACAGGATTGTACCCACTTTCAGCTCTGTGTTGTGTCTGATTTATTGTAGAATAAAATTCAAACTTATTAATTAAATCATCACAATATTCTTTTTCAAACACACCATCGAATACGCCTATAAAATCATTTATATCATACTCCATTGAACTCTCCTATCACTTCTTCTAACATTGGAAGATAATCATGTTTAGTTTTGACAAACTCTTGCACTACACCATCCTCAGTAACAACCAGAATAACAATCTGGTCGATTGGTTTACCTGTGCGTTCTTCATACATCTCTGCGTATGCAGATGCTTGTATGTAATAGTTTTCATTCCACTCATCACTACGTTCTTTAGTTGATGTCTTGAAATCTATTATTGATAGTTTACCATTGTACTCTGCAATACAATCTACTCGTCCAGCGACTTTGTATTTGTCTGAATATAACCCACACTCTTGAGCATGAATATTGTCAACATTGTCCAAAGTTTCTTTTGCGAGTTGTTTGAATAGACAGTACGCAAGGAATTTCTTTTTATGTTTCTCTTCATCAAAGTCATTGTTTAAATAGTCCTCACACATATGATGAACAGCAGTTCCACGATTTGCAGCTTTCACTGCAACGTAGTTTGCAACCTCATCACCAACACGTTTTCTCCACTCAAACAAACCCTTTTTATTTCTCACTGATAAAACTGTGGTTATAGATGGATATAGGTTTCCATCTGGGGTCTGATAAAATCTTTTCTTATCTATTGTCTGAGTTTTTAAATCTTCAAGTTCAATAGGAACATGACAAAATGTTTTCATATGCTATTCATCCATCCAGTTATTATATATTTAGTTTCATTTGGCGCATTTACTCCATGATGCAAATGTGTCCAACCAGCAGGCCAAATGTAAAGGTTACCAGCGACTGGTTTCGCAGTAAAATTTTGATGTACAAAGTGTGTCCCACCGCCATCTTTGATATCGTTTAAATAAATCATCCATGCGAATATTCTTTTATTAGAATCAATTGGAAACTCTGAACCATCATTTTCACAGTGAATGTGGTGATAATGTTGATTTGGTTTATACTTCATAAGTTGACAAGAAGGATACACTCCCCATTTACTTATATTTGTATCAATGAGAGGAAATTTATTTTTATACTCTGTTATCACATTTTTAAGAGTATTCTCTAAACCAAAACCATTTGGGTTGGGATTGGTGAAATCAATTCTCAAGGTAATTTCTAGATTATCTAATTCCCAATCCCCAGCAGTGCCAGATTTTGCTAAGTCAATGTTCTTTTCAAAAAAATCAATAATGTTGGTGCAAGATTGTTTAGGAAATGCACCAACCATCTCATGAATAAATTGCATACTATATCATTTTTTTCGCAGCCGCAGTAGTCTCTTTGTTTCTACGAGTCCAACCCTTTCCAAATGTTTTAAAATGTTTTAGTTTTTTGTAATATGCAAGTCGATCTTTTTGATACTTTTCAATCGCACCTTTTAGACCCTCTTGTTTTACATAAGTTTCTAACGCTCTCAAGGTCGCAGGCCCTATCGCACCATCTGCTGTTGCACCTATCATCTTCTGTAGATACTTTGCAGCTCGACCTGTTCCAGCGTTCACACCAAAATCAAAAACGCAGAGGTCAAGACCAGATGGTAGTTGGTCACCCTTCACACGATTCCAGTAGTTCTTCTTGTAAATGGGTGCAACATCAGAAACCTGTAGTCGTTCCATCGCATCTAAAGTTACTGTCCTACCGACCCACTCCTCATACACTCTTTTAGTTACACCTAAATTAGTGGCGCCGCCTGGGTCTTCTGGATGGTTTACATAACCGCCTTCGTGATGTAATATCATCTCTAAACAATGTTGATAATTTTTTTCCATTAAACTTCCTCTCGTTTATCTATACTAGCGTTAAACGCTACTACTATTCTATCTTCAGTTCCTTTATACATAGCCTGATAGTGACTTAGATAAGATGGAAACAATACCAACAATCCATCTTTTGGTCTTATTCTTACAGTGCTCATATTATTTAGGAATAAATTTCCACGATCAATATATGTAGATTTCACTGGATTTTCAAATACTGTATGTCCACTATCATCATTACCAGATTTTAAATAATATATTCCACACCAACTACAACTTGGGTGTATATGTGGCTCATGCATTCCATTTGTTTTTGTCACATGATACCAACTTTCATTGTAAGTGATGTTATAATCAATATCTTCCATCTGAATTGTATTGATAGTATTTTTAATACAATTGTCAATCCACTCTTTTGTGTCTTTGACAATCATTGCATTACCATATAAAAAATCAAACTTAGACTCAACTAAATTATGTTTTATACTAGATGCAATGTTAGACTCTATACCCTTTGTTTCTTTTGATAGAATGTATGCACTTAGGGTATTCGTAATGTTATTGTTCTCATAGTGAGCCATAGGTATTTGAAAAGTCGCACGAACACCCTCTTCCACTATTCTACTCCGATACCTAACTTTGTTTTCTGTATCAGATAGTTTCTTACAAAACCAGAACGCACTATATCACCTATGTTAAACTCTACGCAGTTGAACTCTTGCATCTCCTCAAGTATTCTGAGAAAATCGTGTAGACCATTTCTCTCACTTGTCTTTGATAAATCTGTCTGCATAAAGTCACCACAGAATATTATCTTTGAGTCTTGTCCTACTCTAGTCACTATGGTGTCAAGTTCGTGGAAGTTAAGGTTCTGACACTCATCTACTATAATTATTGAGTTATCAAATGTTAAACCTCTTAGGAATGATGTTGATAAAAAATAGAAACTGCCCTGTTGTTTCAGTCTATCATATAACATAGAGAACGCTTGCTCATTCGCTTGTTTGAACATGAACTTCACCATGTTCTGATAGGGAACTTGATAGAGTGCGGCCTTGTCCTCTTCATCGCCAGGAAGAAAACCTATCTCCCTTGTTGGTATAAGTGAACGAACCAAAACTACTTTGTCATACTTGGTATCATCTCGTAACACTTCAGATAGTGCGAGATAAAGTGATATAAAAGTTTTTCCTGTACCAGCGCTACCAAACATAAATTGATGTTGACCTTTTGCATAAGAGTCAAATACTAATTTCTGATTGTCTGTGATTGGTTCTATTTTTACTAAGTCTGTATTTGTGATATCTTTCTTTGCCATAATAATCCCATTTTATTGTGGGGGAAACCGACCCAACTGGCTCCCCCCTGTGCAAACTCTCCATGAATTAAATTGAAGTATGCACAGTAGTATTTATGTATATGTCTATAGTTTAACCTTACTCATGTTCTGTCCACCATCTTTTTTTAGAAGACCATGTTTTTTTGCAACCTCTGTTACTTTCTTCTGTGCATTACTTCCACCACTACTAAATCTATCTGCGAGTGGACTGCCTGGATGTTTATCTCCTATTTTACTAAACACCTCTTTCATACCACCATCCATTCTACCATCACCCTGTTTAACAACATGGTCACCCACCAATGCTGGTGCAGATAATACCTGTTCAAGACTTTCATTCTTTAACATTTCTTGCAGTTCAGACCATGTGCAGAATACATCTTTCTCTGTTCCAAACTCTTTATTTCGTATCGTGTAAGTCGGCATTTACTTTCCTGTAACCTCTGGTATCTTATCTGACAAGTCAGGCATCACTCTCTTTTTCAACTCATAGTTTTCTTCTGCAAGTTCTTTGACACGAATCTGCAAACCATTAATGCATTTTTGCATCTCATACATTTCTCTTCTAATTATGGAATCAGTCGTTGTTATTCCCTCTCCTAGTTTACTTGTAA